GCATTGGTGGTAGTGGGTTATATTATTGGTATGAAACTACAACTACGACAAAACAACCAACTACAACAACACAACCAACTACAACAACACAACCAACTACAACAAAACAGCCAACTACAACAAAACAGCCAATTACACCAGTTCCTACAACTACACCAGTTCCGAGAACATATTCAATTTATAATAATACAGATTATAAAGGTCAAGGAGATATTAGTGAGAAATATAACACAACAGTAAATGAATGTAAAACTATATGTGACAATCTTACAGGATGTGCTGGATTTGTATCAAATGGAGGAGCATGTTTCTTTAAAACAAAAAATGTAACAACACCATCTACATTACCAGGATATAATTATTATTATACAGGTTTTAATCCTCCTGCACCTGCTACACAAGTATTAAAAGAAGAAAGAGTATATTCAATTAAAGAAAATACGGATTATAAAGGTCAAGGAGATATTAGTGAGAAATATAACACAACAGTAAATGAATGTAAAACTATATGTGACAATCTTACAGGATGTGCTGGATTTGTATCTAATGGTTCAGCTTGTTTCTTTAAAACAAAAAATGTAACAACACCATCTATATTACAAGGATATAATTATTATTATATATAATTATTAAAGTCAATAAAAGTTAAAAATTTTTATTGAATTATTTATTTTTATTTTTTAATTTTATTACCATTTGTGTTTTTTATAAACGGTGTATAATTTTTCTTCAAATTCATTTACAAATTCAGTGTAATTACAAATAGGACTATTAACAAAAGATTGTCTTACATCAGCTTTTAAATTGTGTAGTTTATCTAAATTTTTAGAGAAATATACAGCTTTATTAATATATTCTTCTTGAGATGTCGTGATGTATTCATCTAATCCACAATTTTTCATAAGTGAAGTTGTAACATTTTGTGAATGATAATGTCTAACGTTATCAAAAATAGTTAATAAAGGTACACCCATCATTAAACTTTCACAACTTGTTGTCGTTCCTGAATAAGGAAATGTATCTAATGCAATATCCATTTTGTTGTAATCTGGAAGATGTTCAGTATATGTATCGGAATATGGTAAAATTATGACTCTTTCTAATACTGATTTATCTTTAAATGTATCTAAAAATTGTTTTCTTAATTTTGGTGTTAAAAATTCTTTAGTTTTAATAACAAATCTGGCATTAGGAATGGCTTTAAGAATTTTTTCCCAAACGCCAATAACCATTGAATTAATTTTATTATATCTATTAAATGACCCAAATGTAATGTAATCGTTTTTAACAAGAGGTTGTTCAGTTAATTCTGGAATGTTTTTAATACCCATACTTGGAGTATATGCCAAAAACGTTTTATCCATAAAAATGAACTTTTCTTGATAATATTTTTGGGACTTTTCACTATCACAATATTTATCTGTAATTCTATAATCCATTGATCGAATACCACTAGAATTTGGGTATCCACAATAACTAATTTGAATCGGAGCTGGTTTTAAAACAAATGTATCTAATCTATTATCACCAGTATGTGCTGACATATCAAATAGTATATCAATATTGTCTTCTTGAATACGTTGTTTAAAAGCTTCATTTGATAAATTTTTAACAACGGCCCAATTGCATTTTGGAAACATACCCTTTAATTCTACTATTTTAACTGAATAACAAGTAACATTAAACAAATCATAATTAATATGATTTAAAATACTATGGAGGAAATACGCAACAGGATGGCAAATAAAATCTCCAGAAACAAATCCTATATTAATTTTGACATTTGATTTAATTAAATCTGTTCTAGATTTAGAGTTTAATATTTCCGTTTTAACTTTATAATCTGGGCAACCTACACGATAATCATCTATTACAACAGGATAAATTTTGTTAATTGCTTTATGAATTCTTGCAATATACATTGGATCTTCAATTAAATGAGAAATATAATTAGAATCTAGTAATTTATTTTGATAAGCTAAAGATAATCTCGGTTTATATTTTAAAGCTTGATTATATCCTTCAATTGCACCAATAAAATCACATTCATAACATTTTGCAAGACCCATATTCATATACATACTTGCTATAAGCATATCTTTATCAACAGAAATATGAGCTCTTTTATAATTTTCAATACCTCTCATATAATGTTCTATAGCTTTATCGGTGAATCTTAATTCTGTATAAACAACACCAATTTGATTATTAACATCTGGATCTAAAGGATCAATATCATATGCTAATTTAAAATAATAAAGTGCTGTGTTTCTATCTTGAATTGTAAAATAAACACTTCCAATACCATTTAAACATTTTACTTTAAATTGTTTTAAAACACTTGATACTTGATCATCTTCTTTTTTATTTTCCAATTTACAATTTGTTAATAATAAATCAAGAATTCCTATAGCTAATTTATAATGATATACACTACTATCTAATTTATTATTTCTATGATACATAAATCCAAGATTATAATGTAATTGATAATCACAAGGATCAACTACCAAAATTTGATTAAGAAGAGCAATATTTTCTTCAGCATTAGGGTTAAAAATAGTTAAATACAAGAATACTAATTTAAATAATTCCTTTGCACTTTTATGAAATGGTTCTAAATTTAAAGTTTTTCTTAAATGAGCAATGACAATATATAATGTATTTTTTTCATTTGTATTAAAATTACTTCTATTATTATAAAGACCTACTGTTCTTGTTAATAATTCTGCACTAATATAATATGTAGTTTTAATTTCTTCTTTATATCTATCTATAACAAAAGGATTTAATTCATCTAAATATTTTATTAAAACATTACATCTTTTAATACATTCTATATACTTATCATTATCTATTCGTTTTTCATTTGTTAATATTTGTTGAGCACTTTCATAAAGTTGTTTTAAATCTTTATTTTCAGATAAATATGTTTCAATATCATTTACAGTTTGTAAAAATGTAGAATTATTTGTTTCAGTTGATGTCATTTTAATTAACTTTAGTTTAAAAAATATTTTTTTTAACGTAATTACTTTTATAAAAAGTAATATCAAAAAGGGCTCGCGCCTGCAACGTCGTTGGTTGCGTTATTATTTAAAAAATGAATTTAAATACAAGTTTTATTATATATACATGAGTAATAGAGACTTAAAATGGTATCGTAATAGAGTTAAGATATTACTTGCTAAGCCTCAGCCCCCCCAGCGCTCCGCGGAATGGTTTAAATCTAGAAATACTAGAATAACAGCAAGTGAGGCGGCTAGTTGTTTATATAAATCTAAATCTACTTGTGAAGCATATGTTAACGAATTCGATATTCCGAATTTTAAATACAAAGATACAGAACAATTAAATCATTATGAAACACGAGAAGATTATATTATAAAGAAATGTGCTGCATTTAATGGTGAAAATGTATTTAAGGATTCTATATATACTTTATGGGGGAAAAAATATGAAGAAGTTGCAAATAGATTATATTGTCAATTAAATAATACAACTGTTATAGAATTTGGATTAGTATCTCATCCTAGATTAAAATGGCTTGCTGCTAGTCCAGATGGTATAACACCAGATGGTATAATGTTGGAAATAAAATGCCCAAAAAGTAGAAAAATAGACGAAACATGTATACCTATTCAATACTATATACAGACACAGATACAAATGGAAACGTGTGACTTGGATTTTTGTGATTTTTTCGAGTGTGAAATAGATGAATTAGAAACAGAACAGCAATTTATTGATCAATCAGTAGATCCAAATTATCAGGCAAAAGGTATTATTTTTCAAATAAAAGATTCTGGACCAGATCCTAAATTTATTTATCCTCCGTTAGAAATAACGACAACAGAAAGTTATATTAAATGGAAAAATGATTTACTTGTTGAAAGAAATGACATCTTTCCTATTTATTTTTTTGTAAAAAAATATTATAATCAAAGAATTACGAGAAGTAAACAGTGGTTTGCAAATGTAAAAGATGAAATTAAAAGAACATGGGACTTAGTTAGAAGATTACAAGAAGACAAAACGGAATTTGAAAAATATAAAGATTCTATTCACATGATAAAAAGTAAAAAATTTTATGAAAAATATCATCAGACTGAATGTGAAATATATGATGACGATTCTACTTATATATTTAACGAAGAATCTACGTCAATTGAAATGGACATAGAAGACACTGAAAACATAAAAATAAAAGAAGAGGTTAATGAAGTTGTTTGTTTAATTGAATAAAGATTTTGAAAAAAATAAAATAAATAATACAATATTAATATTATTTAAATATTATTTATTTTATATGTGTAATTTATAGATTTTAATTCAATTTTTGGAATTAAAATTTTGTTTGGTAATTATTGGTAAAGAATTTGTTAACTGTTGAAGCCTTTTCAGCATAAATATCTTGCTTAATTTAATCTAAAAATATAATTGTATATTTCTTGTAATTGACTTCGTAATGCTGATATTTTATTACCACCACTTATTACTACGTCTGTATCATTGTCTAATTTGAGTTTTAAAATATTTGCCAATGCTAATTTTTTATTAGGTAATTGTTTTATTTTATCTAAACTCTCTACATCATTTACTGACAATATTTCTCTTCTTAAATAATTAATAAATCTATTGATTTTTTCATCATCTGCATTTACATATTGTTCTACATCAATTACATAACTAAGTTCATTTAAAACATTATTCATTGCTCTTCTTAATGTTATTTCTATAGTTTCTTGTATTACTTCTTCTTCATCATCTATATTTTTTATAAATGTTTTTAAATTATCGTATTCTGTTTTCATTTTGTTTAATTCTGCCTTTGTAAAAGGTGTTCTTGTCCAAGGATTGCTCTCTAATTTTATAAACTCTCTTATATCACCACAAAACAAATTATTGTTTTCTTTTATTGTATAAAAAAACATTGGATGTACATCTTTTAAATCTGTGCCCAAAAGAGTATCATCGTTTGTACATTTATTTTTATTTTCTTCATCTAAATTTTTTATTTTTTCTTGTGATTTTTTAGAAAATAATTCTTCAATTTTTTGACAAACATTTTCTTTAGATATATCTTTTCTATCTATTTTTAATATTTTAGCAATTTTCAACAAATCTCCTTTAGATGCATTACACTTGCTATTAATATTTTCTAGTAAAAAACCAGTATCTAAAAAATCTTTTATTTCTTGAGTCTTGGCAAGTTCTAGTGCAGTTTTTCCATTTTTATCCGTTTTATTAACATCTGCAGCATTACTAACAAGAAATTTCACAACTTCTAAATGACCCATTTCACTGCTCGCCATTAGCGGAGTTTTTCCATAATTATCATTTACATTAACATCTTCACCATTTTCAACAATAAATTTGACAGTTTCTAAATGACCATTTAAACTGCTCCATATTAGAGGATTTTTCTCTTCTTCATCTGTTGCATTAACATTTGCACCCTGACTAACAAGATATTTGAAAACTTCTAAATGACCATTTTCACTGCTCCATATTAGTGCAGTTTTTCCATACATATCAGTTAATTCAAGATCTGTACCATTTTCAACAAGAAATTTGACAACTTCTAAATGACCATATTGACTACTCAATATTAGAGCAGATTTTCCCGTTATATTATCCATTGCATTAACATCTGCACCCTTTTTAACAAGATATTTTACAACTTCTAAATGATCCCTTTCACTACTAAACATTAGTGCAGTTCCATCAAAATTATTCATTGTATTAACATCTGTACCATTTTCAACAAGATATTTTACAACTTCTAAATGACCCTTAACACTGCTAAAAATTAATGCATCATTCCCATCATCATCCTTTGCATTAACATCTGCGCCATTTTCAACAAGATATTTTACAATTTCTAAATGCCCATTTGCACTGCTAAACATTAGCGCAGTTTTTCCATTTTTATCATTTACATTAACATTTATACCTTTACTAACAAGAATTTTGACAATTTTCAAATTACCATTTAGACTACTCAACATTAGCGCATTATCTGCAACATTTAAACCACCAAGTTGTTTAAATTTCATTATATAATATAATGAAATAAAATAAATAATAAAATATTAATATTATTTATTTTATATGTGTAATTTAAGTATATTTATATGAAAATCGATATTAAATTATTTAATGAAGCTCAGAAAAAAAGACGTCAAACTTTATACGAATTAATATTTAATAAAAAAGTCACGTTATCATCAATTAAAAAACAATTAATTGTATTTTTAGAAAAATCAAAAGACAAAAACATTAAACGAAAAATTAAAAATGATTTAGAATTTTTAAATCATCAGTTTACATTTAGGAAACAGAGTTCTGTTAAAAAAAGGAGTCTTGGTAAACGTAAAAGTTCTTTAAAAAAACTATCTGGTGGATTTAAGTTTCCAAGAAAATGGAGTAAAAGTTATTGTAAAAAAATGTCATGTAAAAAAATGGGATTTTCACAGCGTTCTAGTTGTAGACCATATAAAAATTGTTACAAGTAAGTAATAAAAAAAAAAATTATATTATATATTATTAAGATAGATAATATAATGGAAACACCAAGATTTTATATTAATCCTTTAACAGGTAGAATGATAAAATCTACAGCTAGGACTTTTAAAAAGTTAAAACGGGAAAAATATGTTATAGATAAACATAAATGTTTATATAATATTAAATCTGCTGAAAGATGTTTTAATAAATTATTTAAATTATATCCTGATATAGTTTATCCATCATCTAATTTTATAGATATACCAAAAACATATAAAAGAGGTTCGATAAGAGCTTTTATTGGTGATAAAAAAAAGTTAAATGGATATATAGATAAAACTGGTAAAAAATATAAATTACAAAAAAATATAAAAAATATTAAACGAGTTCCAATTGTAAAGGACTTGAATGATAATCTTAAAAATATAGTTGATAAGTTACCAGAAATTGATAATTTACAACAGAAAATAGTAGAAGATCAAATAAAATATGACAAACCAATAAAACGTATAGATGATATTAATATTATTTTTAATCCATTACAAAATGATTTTGTATCTGTTAATAAAAAAATAAACAAAGAAGAAATACAAAATATATTAGAAATAGTTAATGGAGAATTAATCCCTAAAAAATTAATACCTATTAGTAAAGATTTTGATTATGCTGGAATTATAAAAGACAATGAAAATATATATGGATTAGTAGATACATCAAATCAAATTAAACGTTTTGATAAACCAGTAAAAATTAAATATAAAGAACAAAAACGTGATATAGAAAAATCAGATACAATATCTATTCCAGAAAGTTTATTAAAAAGTCAAGAATCAGAATCAGATATAATATCACCTTTATCAGATGTTACTTTATCAGATGTTACTTTATCAGATGTTACTTTATCGGAGCCTACCTCTACACCTAGTCTATCAGAGCCTACACCTACTCTAGTAGAGCCGCCTAGTCTATCACCTACTTTATCAGATGTTACTCTATCAGAGCCTACACCTACACCTACTTTAGTAGATGTTACTCTATCAGAGCCTACACCTACACCTACACCTACTTTAGTAGAGGCGAGTCCTATTTTGTCAGATGCTACTTTAGTAGAAAATGAAATAGAGAATGAATATATAGAAAGTTTACCAGAGGTTGAATTTATAAAAACGGGTGATATTAAAATAATGGAGGATAAATTAGTTGAATCTCCAATTGTAGAAAGTGAAGTTGTAATTAAACAAATTAAATGTTTAGATGGATCTCAATGGGATATTAATGAGAATAGGTGTATTTCTTGTGATAAATATGGTTTAGTTTGGGATGCAGAATATCGATCTTGTAAAATTATGTTAAAAGATACTATAAAGAAAATAATAAAAACGGGTGATGAAATTGATTCAGTTAGGATAGGATTAAAAATAGTAACTGATAATAAAGATAAAATATTGGGGTATTTAGAATAAATTTTTTTAAAAGTTTATTATAAGTAAAATGGATTCTAAATCTATTGTAGAATATATAAAAAAAAATTATCCCAAGATTGTATTTGAACCAATACAATTTGAAAAGTCATTAAATAGGGCTTTAGGATTTATAATTACAGATGATAAATTAGTAATAGGTTTTATTAATAAAAATGGAGTGATGTGCAAATTAATAAAGCCAATTGATTTAAATAATTTATCAAATACAACTTTTATAAAATTGATAGAATCTTTACCATTTTTAAAAGGGTTTACAGAAAAAGATAAGGACAGAATACTTAGAATATTTTCAAATAAAAATGAAGAAAAAGAAAGTGATGTTAAAGAAAAACAAAGTGATGTTAAAGAAAAACAAAGTGATGTTAAAGAAAAACAAAGTGATGTTAAAGAAAAACAAAGTGATGTTAAAGAAAAACAAAGTGATGTTAAAGAAAAACAAAGTGATGTTAAAGTAGAAATAAATAGAGTTTCAGAAGATGAGCGTAATTTAATTATTAAGGACTTGAATAAAACGATAAAACAATTAGAATCGAATTTAAAAACAAAGCAAGATGAGTATGATGTTTATTTTGATAGTCAAACTAATAAAGTATTATTAATAGAAAAAGAGTATCAAAAAAAGTTAGATGAAATTAAGGCGCAATATGAGGAACAATTATCAAATGTGCAACAGTGTAAAATGCAATTGGTTGATCAGAATCAAAGTATAATTGCTGGTATAAATAAATATAAGGAAGAAATGAAGAGTTATATTAAAGGTAAGGAGATGGAAGTAGATGATTTAAAAAAAATATATGATAAAAGTGTTGAGGAAAGAACGATATTGCAGGATAAATTAAACATGTTAATGGAAAATGAAAAGGATAGATTACAACAATTAGAAAAAAATAAAGATTTAATATCAGAAAGTGATGTAAAAATAAATGAAAGAGAATCTGAAATAAATAAATTAAAGGAAAATATAAGGAATATTAATGATGAATTAGAAGATTTAAAAAGATCATTAAGTAAATCAGAAATGAAGGCTGTGTTATTAAGTGGATACAAACAAAGATGTAGAGACAAAATTTTAAAAGAAAAACAGGAAATTATAAATGCTATAAAGGATTACAATGAAAAATGGTTAAGTTGGTCTGGAAATGTTAAATCTAATGTGAATGATTATAAAATAAAAATATTATCAGAGTTGAAAATAGTTAAAAAGAATTTAGAAGAATCTTTTATAAAAAGTGATTTAGATGATAAAGAAATTAAAAGGTTAAAACAAAATATGTTTGATATTGAAAATGAGTTAAAGACGACGATTAGTAATCAATTATCTGAATTGTCAACAAAAGAAGAAATTATAAAACGTTTGGAACAAGAACGAATAGAACATGAAAAAGAATTATCTGACGCAAAATCGCGTTTAGAATCTGAAATAAAAAGTCAAAAAGAAACGATAGATACAAATGAAGAAACTACAAATGAAAATAAGAAGACGATAGCTGAATTAAGAGATGAATTAGAAAAATTGAGAGTATTATTACAGGAAAATAGTGGTGTCAAGATAGAAAAGATTGTAGATTATGATAATTGTTATTCTATAGTTAAAAATTTTATAGCATTAAACAATGTATTTTATAGAAAATTAGAAATTATAGAAAGGTTAAAGGATATTATAAATAATAATATAGGTGTATTTACACATTTAAATGATTCTATAAAACAAAGGATAAAAACAGATTTTGAAAAGGTTCGTGATGAAATTTTGGTTCATATTAATTTTTTAAATTTATCAGAATATATGAGTAGTCCAAATATTGAGTATTTAAAAAATAAAGCAACTAGAGAATATGTACCTGAAAATTTTTGTAAAGAATTAACTAATTTACTTGATTATTGGAATTTAAATCAAAAGAAATATAAAGATCAAGACACTTTATTAACAAATATATATGAAGATTTATCTGGTGCTGTACGTGTTTATGTGCGTATAAAACCGTTAGGAGGAGATGAACAAAAAATAAATACAATATTAATAGAACAAATAGATAATAAAAAACAAAAATTATTAACTATAGGATGTGTAGATTCTGTTAAAAAAACATTTGGAGAATTTTATGGAATATATGAAGATACATTTACTAATTTGGATGTTTATACTGGGAAATTAGATTCAACTAAATATAATACTTCAAAAACCAAAGTTGATTTAGAATCAATTGTAGAGTCATCGGAAACTATAAGTCCAGGGTTATATTCGTCTTTTAAACAGGTGGAAAATGGATATTCTATTATTTTATTTGGATATGGTATAAGTGGTACAGGAAAAACAAGAACTTTATTGGGAACAAAAGGTATTCCAGGAGTATTACATTATGGGTTAGATAATTTACAAAATGTAAGTAATATTAAATTAAAATATTTATTTGAACAATATTCGAATCTTGTCAATATTAATTTTAATAAAATGACTGGTAAAATATATAATTTAATAAATAAATTACCACAATTAAAAGATTTTTCAAAAGACGAAACAGAAACGTTTAAAAAAGAAATTCCAAGTTATATTGACATCAATAACTTAAAAATAGAAGATATTTATTCTTTAACAGATATAATAGAGGCTTATCGTAAAAATAATAATCGTATTAAATCGACTCCAAATAATCCAGTTTCAAGTAGATCACATTTATATTTAGTATTTGAAATTACATTTACCAATGGGAAAACTGGATTTATAACAATCGTTGATATGGCTGGTAAAGAATCACCATTAGATTTATTTAATATATTTATAGATACAACTAAAACAAAATTAGCAAGTATAATGGCTCCGGCTCCTGTAGGTGGTGAAGAAAAAATAAGTATAACTATGCGTCAAGATTTAATAAGTAGTTACTCTCCAAAATCTATTTTTGAGATAATAAAAGAAAGTTTTTATATTAATGAAAGTATTAATCATTTAATTTATTATTTTAATAAAAAAAATTATCGTCAATATCCAGTTAATTTACAATCACAAAATTCAGAAAGATATGATACTTCTAAATATTATATTAAACCACAAGAAGAAGAAAAAAATATAAATACAAGTAATAATTGTTTGATGATACCTATTTTAAAATTCTTAGATAATTTATCAAATAAAAATAAACAACAAGATGAATGGTTACCAACTAAATTTATTACAATTTGTAATATTAGACAAGAAGAATCATATTGTGAACAAACATTTAAAACATTAGAATTTGCACAATCAATTAAATCAACGTAAATAATTAATTGAATTTAAAAAATATTTAATAAATAATTTATTATATTATATTATTTATGAAAATTGAAAAGATTGATATAGATGACAAACAGTATGAAATTATTATAGGTCAAAATCAATTAGAAAATGATGAAATTATTAAACGTTCAAATCAAAATGATATATGGTTTCATTTAGATAAAAAGAGTGGTCCACATATTATTTTAAAATCAAATGGTGATATTATATCTAAAAGACATTTAAATTATATAGGAACATTATTTACAACTTATAAAAATAAATTACCAAATAATTATACTGTGATTTATACGGATATAAAAAATGTAAAATTAACAACGCAACCTGGAAAGGTAATTGTATCAAAAACTAAAAAAATACATTATTAAAAAAAAAATTGAATTAGTGTTAAAATATATTTTATTTTAAATAAAATGATTTCATTTATTAATCATACTGTAAGAGATGAATTAAAAACGATTAAACATGTAATTTTCAAAAATGATAATAATTATTATAGTATAACAAAATTAGTAGATAAATTATGTCAAGATAGTTTATATAGTTATAAATATGGATCAAATTGGATAGAAGAATATATTACAAATTACAGAATTAATAAATTAAATAAATTTATTTCAAAGAAATATAAAATTGTGATTTTTTAATAATAATATTTATTTGAACAATATTATAATATTGTTCAAATTAATTTTAATATATTTAGTAATAAGTAAATTCCATAGTTAGATTTCCATTTTCTATAATAATTATATTATATGATCTAACAAATGTATATAAATAGCAATCTACATTACCAGTATGCATAGTTAAAGATAAAGTGACATCATTAAATCTAGATAAATTAATAGATCCAGTTGGCTGATTATCTTCGGGATTAATACAAAATGGCATTGTATAAATATATTTCATTGGTATTACAGAATGAATTGAATTTGGGAAAATTGTTCTATAATAAAATTCAGGTAAATTATCAAAACGAGGTCTTCCATCTAATAATAAAGATGCTCGTTTAACTAGTGGTGTTTCAGATGGTGATTTTGAGTAAGAAAAATAATTATTTGTGTCAATATTTTGTTTTTCTGCACAAAAAAATATAATTTCTTTACAAGGATGATTAAATTTAAGTGAACTATTATGTAAAATTGTATTTGCGGATATTAATTCATCTCCATTATATTGTACTTGATCTACTATAAACATGTGTTTTTGTTGTTGAAATTGTTTTAAAATTACGTCATCTAAAAATATATATTCAGCAAATAGATTTGATTCTATTGCTGATACAGAATTTGGTTCTAAACCATCATAATTTATACATTCAGAAAAATTTTTTAAAGTAAAATTAACTTTAATTTCTTGATTATACATACTTAATAATGGTAATGCCATATTATATTGCTTTGTAAACCAAAAATCTAATGGTATAATTAAATCTAATTCTTTTTCAGCATTATAAAAGTTAGAAGCATATGTATCAGATTTTAAAATCATTAAATTTTTACCTAATTGTTTATTTGCATTTGTTAAATCATCCCATGCATTTATAAATTGTGGATAGATTCTATCTACTGTTGAACCATTAATTTGTAATTCTATAGGATCTTTAAAAATAGCATATCCTAAAGTATCACACCAACTGGCATATTCACCCCCATTTTTTGTTAAAGCAGGTAATTTAATATGTAAATATAATTTAGACAGTAAATGACCACGTTTAGGTATTATACAACTTACTTTTTGATCAAATGTTGCTACATTATTCAATTGTAAATTAACTGTTTCTGTTGCAAAATTAATATATCTATAATAATTGTATTTAAAAACGTTAATTTGAGGATCTTTTGTTAAATAAACATCTTGAAGTCCTAAAGCTTGTAATTGAAGAATACTAGGTGACATATTATTCTATATATTAATAAAACGTAATAAAAAAAAAGTACAAAACAAACAGGTAAAAAAAATTGATTAATATTAATATTTTTATTTTTAAAAATGAAATTAATTAGAAAACTATTTCTTGCAAGTATAATTTTATCAATTTGTTCAATAGCTGGTGTATCAGTTTGGGCTGATTCAAATGATGTTTTTACTTTAACTAATTCTTATGTTTTTTATTGGTTTGTTTCGATTACATCTTTTTTATTTAGTTTATCAGCATATTTTTCTCATACATTAAAAAATATGATTAATTATACTAAACAAAACATAAAATTATCAAATTTACATATGTATACAGTTAGTATTTTTGGAACTATTTACATAATTTTTTGGTTAGGTGCATCTGCTAGTGTAGCGAGTGATTTAAGATATTGTCTTTCTATTAAAAATAATTTTAAAAATGCTTATTATTATTTTAATATTTTATATAATTATAATTATAACTGTAACGGAGAAATTGTTTCAACTGTTTTTGGATTTTTTAATTTTATTTTATGGTGTGTAATCGTGTATTATTCTGGATCTTTTTGGTATTCAGTTTATAAAAAAACTACAAATAATGATATAGAACTTCATCAAAATATTGAATCATTAGATATTAATTATGTGATACAACCAGTTCTAGAAACAAAAACAGACACTGAAGAATCACAACCAGATCTAGAAACAAAAATAGATACAGAAGAATTTCCATCAGTTATGAATATAGCTCCAGAAACGTTTACACAAGAAGTTATGGAATCATTTCCAATAATATCTGAAAAAAAATAACAAATTAAATATTTAAAAATAAATTAATTTAAATTTAATTTAATTTATTTAATTATGATTATGACAAATAAGTTATTTTTAAAAAGAATATCAAAAGAAATTTTAATGTATAAAAAAGATAATTTTAAATTCCCTAATTTAATTTTAAGATATAAAGAAGATGATTTATTAAAGTGGTATTTCATTGTATATGATTTAAAAGAAACAGTATTTGAAAATGGAGTTTATTTTGGAAAAATTACATTACCAAATGAATATCCATTGAGGCCGCCTGATTTTATATTTATAACACCTAATGGAAGATTTCAAACAGAAAAAAAAATATGTACAACATTTTCATCATATCATCAAGAAACATATACAAGTACATGGAATATAATGACAATGATGGAAGGTATGATATCTTTTATGACAGATAGAAATCCAGATATAGGATTGGGTTCAATGGAAACAACAATACAAGATAAAAAAGATTTAGCAAATAATTCTTTGACATGGAATTTAGAAAATCATGAATTTATAAAAATATTTCCTGATATACATGAATTAATTAAAAATAATTTGGATTAGTATGATTTAATCCAAAATTAAGTTCTGAGAATTTTTGTTCTAATTCAGTAATAAGATTATCTGGCCACATAGGAATAATTGGATTTTTAGCATACCCCGATGATAATTGAGTTTTTGTTATTCTATTATTTAAACAATTAAAATAATTATCATTATAATAAGGTGTATTAGAAGAATATTCGTTTATAAAATTTAAATTATTACATTGATTGTAAATATTATCAATATTTGATTGAGTAGTATTAGTTTTTATATTACCAGTTTGTATAATGTCAGTTTGTGTTGAGGTTGAGGTTGATAGTACTTTAATATTATCTAAAATTTTAATTTTAGTTAAAATATATATTATATCTTTTCTAATTTCAATAGAAGACCATACCCATCCCTTATTTTTAAATTCTGAATCGTAATAAATTTCACAATATTCATTAAATATATTATATTTTATTTTGTTTTGATTTTCATTGGGTAATTGACTTTTTAAAAATTTTATGCAATTTTCAAAATAAAATGTTTCATTAGGTTTTATATTGTAAATAAATTCTTCGTTTTTTAATATATCTTTGACGTGAATAAGATACATATATATCTTATAAATATAAAATAATTTATATAATTTTACTAAAATTATTTATATAATTTTACTAAAATAATTTATATAATTTTACTAAAATAATTTATATAATTTTACTAAAATAATTTATTTATAAATTTATTAAAAAAATTTATAAATTGGTAGTTATCTAAAAAAAATTGAATACAAACTTTTAAATTTAATAATTACAGATGTTTTCAAAATATATTTTGCAATTTACAAAAAATGTTGATCAAAAACAAACACATTTATCGTTTAATAAAGGTAAATATAATGTACCAGATGAAAAATTTGAAGAATTTTATAAAAATTATTATCGAATAATAACTAATGAAAGTGATGTTGAGAGAAAATCATTATATTTAATTGAAAAAGTGTATAATTCTAATTTTGCATATTTTCTTGATTTAGATATAAAAAATAGAGATGTAGATGATGAGGATATATTAGATGTAATAGAAGTAGTACAAACAAATATTTCTAAAATGTTTAAAACGGTTGAAGATAAAAATATATGTGAATATATTGTATCAAAAAGAGTTACAGAAACTGGTTCGAATTATCATATTAATTTTTATAATTTAATAGTTAATAATGTAATAGGTAAAAAATTAACTTTAAAAATTTTGGAAAATAAGTCTTTATTATCAGGTGATATAAAATCAAGTATTGATCTTTCTGTTTATAGAACAGGTCTTCGTTTGTTAGGATCAAGAAAAGATATAAAAAACAAAGACAACTTAGATTATATAAGTGATATTTATAGAATATATAATTTAGAAAATCAAAAATTTATTGAATTAAAAGATACAACATATGAAGAATTTTTAAAGACAATTGTTAAAAGAAAACTAACTACACAAATTACAGAAGTAATTGAAGATAAAATTAAGATAAAAGATGAAGAGACAGTTAAAAAACAGAATATTCCAGTAAAAGGTATAAACAATGATAAAATCGTATTTGAATTAACAAAATTATTAAATACATTAAAATTGACAAATGAAATACTACAAGATTTTGATGTTTCTATACAGAGAATTTATGCATCACAAAACAAAATGGGACTATTTTGTTATTATGTATCAATTAATGGAAAGTATTGTCCATTTAAAACAAGAGAACATAGTAGACCACAAAGTCCAATTTATTTTGAGATTAGTACATCTGGAATTTATTTAAAATGTTATGATGAGGAATGTCTTAGAAGACGTTTTCCTGAAGAAGGGCTGTCTTTACCAGAAAATTTTGAAAAAGATTATTCACAAGTATATTTAAGCATGACTACAAAATATTGGCATTCAGATATAACAATAACAGATGAAATTAGACATTATTTAGAATCTAGTTTAAGTGGGTCTCATTATTCTATTGCAAAAGCTGTTTTTAGTATTTATAAAGATCGTTTTAGAGTTGATGATATTAAAAATACAGAGTGGTATGAATTTAATAATATTAGATGGAAACGTAGTCATTTGATGAATATTTTAATTTCTGAAGAATTACCAAAATATTATAGAGCGATAAAAATAAGTGATACATCTATTCAAACAAAAGATTTACAAGATTTTTTAGTTAATAATGATCGTATAGATGCTAATTTAAGAAATCAAATGGTTGATAATATTATTTCAAAACTAGAAAATGTAAGTTTTAAAAATAATATCATTTCACAAATTGTATATTTATTTAAAACTCACGATCAAGAATTTTATAATAATTTAGATTCAAAAACATTTTTAATTGGTTTTAAAAATGGTGTTTATGATTTACGTGAACGTGAATTTAGAAAGGGATCTCAAGAAGATTATATTACATTTTCTACTGGGTATGATTGGATTGAATATGAAGAATCTAACCAAGAAATTCAAGATATTTATAAATTTTTAGGACAGATAATTCCAAATAAAAAGGTTTTAGAATATACATTAAAAGTACTTGGTAAAGCGTTAATTGGTATTCCAGAAGAAAGATTTTATATTTGGACAGGATTGTCTGGTGCAAATGGTAAATCAACTTTAATTAATTTCTTGGAAAATACTTTAGGTGATTATATTACATCAGTTGATGTATCTCTTTTAACAAATAAACGTGGCAATGCAAGTAATGCATCACCAGATGTAGCTAGATTACGAGGTAAACGTATTTTTACATTTCAAGAACCAGAACATGATGATAAACTTAGAACGGGTATTTTAAAACAATATACTGGAGGTGATACAATTATTGCAAGAGAATTATTTAAAGCACCTATTTCATTTAAATCTCAAGGAACTATGATTATGTGTTGTAATGATTTACCCGCTGTAACAAGTTGTGATTCTGGTACTTGGAGAAGAATTCGTGTAGTAGAATTTAAAAGTAGATTTTGTGATAACCCAATTAAAGAAAATGAATTTAAGATAGATCCAACAATTAGACATAAAATTAAAGAATGGAGACCATATTTTATGAGTATTTTAATACATTGGTATTATAAATTCATAGAACAAGGGATGAATGAACCAGATGAAGTTAAACAGGCTACAGCAAAATATAAAGTTGATAATGACAAATTTAATGAATTCTTTGATGCAGTTTTAGAAGAGTCTAAAGATAACTTTGAATCAAATAAAAACATATATAGTAATTTCTCATCGTGGTGGTCTAATAATTATCCAAATTCTAAAGTTCCAGAAATTAGAGATTTGCGTAGGGCGATGAAAATTAAATACGGTGATGAAAAAGAAGTATTGGTACATGGAACTATAAATTATGGCTTTAATATTAAACTAAAACAAGTATTAATTGACGATGACGTATACAGTGACGTATAATATATTTTTAATTAATGTTAATTTATTATTATATTATTTTTATAAGATAATAATAATATGGAAAGTAAAAGTAATTCAAGTTGTAGTATAAAAGTAAAAAATAAATGTATTAATGATACATATTATTGGGAACCTGTTAGTGAAAAGTGGACATCAAAATTGGGATCTCCAAATTTTATGATTAAAAATTGTTTAGGTGATGGAAATTGTCAATTTAGATCAATTGAAACAGCATTAACTCAAGGTGGATATCGAGCAACACATGAAAAATTAAGAAGATTACTTGCAAAATATATATTATCAATAGATAATAAAGTCTTTATAGATATAATAAAAACATATCAAATAGAAAAACAAAATGGAGAATTCGTAGGCAATTGGGATCCTATGACAATA